AACAGATCCCCCGCCACCGCCCACAGTTGTGGGTTGCCTTGCAACAGCAGAGACATTGCGTCAAGGGACTCCTGCCGTTTGGTCATGTAGCTCGGGCCGGTTGTCACCGCAACGTCGTAAGTCCCAACGCCGGGGTTGTAGATCTTCTTGATAACGATGCCCTGCTCGTTCTGGATCTTCTTAACCGGCATCGGCTGCGAAGGATCAATCATGGCCTGATCGGTTTCCCCGTCCACACCAATGATGCGCGCAACGCGCTGGGTGTCGTAGATCTTCGGAATCATATCAACCAACTGCCGTGTGGCGTAACGGATAGCCCGCGCCAAGTTGTCCACATAGTGGTAGGTGCCGGTGTCGGACTGCTTTTCCCGTGCCAGAATGGCTTTTCCAGACCGCTCGTTGCTGGTGGCCCCAAGACTGCTGTCGTACTGGCCTGTCGAGCTTTTAATGTCATCGGACGCGCCCGCCTTGGCCTGCAACAGACCGCTTGAGGCCATCGGTGGCTGCGCCCGTTGTGGCAGTGGCAACGGGCCGCCCTGACCGTCTGTAACGTCTGGATTGACCTCCAGATAGGGCCAATTGTTGATGTTGGCGGTTTTCCACTGCTGCTCATAACCCTCAAACTGACCACCGTAACCGATGAATGGTGCTTTCGGGGCAAGTGCTAACATCTCTGCTTCTTGGCTAACCCAGTAGTTGTACATACGTTGCGCGTCTTTCGCGTTTCGCACCAGACCGCTGACGTACATCCGACCATCTATCTCAAATTCGTTGCCCACAACCCTGATAACGGGGATATATTTACCCGCCCAGTCTTGCTCTTCCAGCACCTCAAAACCGTTGGTTTTGCACCATTTGACCCGTTTTACGTCCACATCTCGCGTCTTGATGGGTTTCAAGCCCATCATTTCGGCTTGTTTTGCCTCCGGCGAACCGACCATCGCGGTGATGCCGCCGTGGTACATGTTCAGTTTCTTGGCCTCATGCTCGATGTAAAAATACTCGGCAATCCGCACCGTGTCTTGGTTGATCCAAGCGTTTAATTGACCATCCCCGACACCGTAGGCAAGGCTAGACAAGGGTGAGGCATCGGGAAACTCGCGCTCGTACTCGTCTTTGGTAATTTCTTGGTTAATAAAGCACCATTCCGCGTCAGATCCGCACGGATCTTGGATGGTTGGGTCCATATAGACGCTAAAACTGTCCCTAATACGGCCAATTCGCAGATCCTGCTCAAAGCTGTTTTCGTCGCAATATTCGGTCAAAATGCGAAAATAACCCTCGCCAAACGTGACTTGATTGTCGCAGGCGGTGTCGTAGGCCACGTCAGCGTCGGAGATGTACTCAATATGACGCACAATCCCGTTGAATATCTCGGCTACCTCGACATCGGCCTTATCATCAGCAGGGATCACCTTGCCGCTTGGCCGATTTTGTCTTTGGTCATTCGTAACTTGCAGCACATGCTGCGGTAGCTTGTTGATGGTCAAGCAGGGTCTGGCGTTGATCGTCTGGCCCTGCACCGAGCCACGGGTTGCCAGCACATCGGCAGGCCACTGCCACTGGTTATCAGGGCTGGCAGCGCGAAAGCGCAGGTCGTCCAGTTCATCTTCGCGGGAGTCGGAATATGCCGAGATCGCCATTGTCAGGCGAGTACGCATGGTCGCCAGCATCTCGCCGTTGCCACGGTCGGACTTGGTGCCGCCGGAGGCTACCGCGCCCGCTTCGTTGATGCCTGTGTCTTGATAGGCCACTATTTCTTCTTGCCTACCGCAGCGCGCTTGACAGCGTAAGCAATGGCAACGGCCTGCTTAATTGGCTTGCCCGCAGCGACCTCGGCCTTGATGTTCTTACGGAAGGCTTGCGGCGTCTTTGATTTGACTAACATATCACCTCTTCTTCGCAGTTTTGGCCGATTGCATAAACGCTTTGGCCGTCGGTGCGCCGGGTGCCCCAGGCTTACGCATCTTCTCTTTGCTGCCCGCAGCGATGCGGGCCTGCTTGGCGTTAATATTGCTGTAGAGTCCGGGTTTCATCAGCACTTCCATCGTTTGAGAGAGGCTTTTGCACGTTCAGCGGGGCCGCTGGCGTTCCTGACTACCCCCGACATCCTGGCGCAAAATGACGCTTTGCGCCCTTTGTCGGCGGCGGTCTTGGGACTTGGCGCGGGTGCTTTCAAATTGCTGCCGGTGGCTGCGTTGTACTTGGCTCGGCCCTTGGCCGTGAGTCCAGCGCCCTTGCTCACCGGGAGTTTCTCGCCGCGACCCACCGCTAGAGACACGCTTTTCTTCACGATCCCATCCAAGAGTTGGTTACGCTGTTTGACTGAGAGTTTATCCGGCGCGCGGGTTCCCTATACTCGCGGTGCGCGACGGGGAATGCAAAGGTCACCGCCAGCGCGTCGGCGGCGTCCGGTGAGGCCAGTCCTCGACTTCGCATCTCTTTTTTCCCCTCAAGGAAAATCGTACCACTACTGTTGGGCTTCTTCATCGGGCCTGTCAGGTCGGCCTTTAGCTGCCGGTCCTCTGAAATACTGGCAGTCTTTAGCCAATCCTTCATTCCACCCCATATTTCAGCACGTTTGTTGCCCCACATAATGGAATTCTTGGCCTTCCAGCCAAAGTTTACCCCACGCACCTTATACCGCTGCTCGTTTAGCCTGTCAAGTATGCCATACCCGAGTCCACCCTCGTCAATTACCGTCAAAGTAGGCTTGTATTCGTCAATTGCGTCGATCACCCGCCCCACAATGGTCATGGTGTCCTCGCCCGAGTAGCGTTTTATCGCCACCAAGTCGCGCCCTTGACGGACCACGATAACCGTCGAGTCAGCACCGCCTCGCGCTGGGTCAATTCCCATAACCACAGGTGCGGTGGAGTCCTTGTATCTTGGTCTTTTTGCTGCATCGTCCACCAGCATCGCCGAGATGAACTGATCCTCACCCGCGCTCGGGAATTCACCATACACCTCCACCTTGGCTTGCGGACTGTCCTCGCCGTACTCCTCGATAATCTGCTCGTACACCGCCTTGTCGGTGTCCTCCACCGTTCTTGCGTCCACGGTGCGGGTGTTCCAGAACGCTCTCTTGGCGTGGAAGCACTCAAAGAAGTACCCCTCATTGCGCCGGGGGTTGCTGAAAGCAAACCAGTATCTATTCGGTGTGTTCTCGGTGAAGAACCCGGCGCCCACCTCCCAGATCGGGTTGGGAATGCCGCTCGACTCATCAAAGATCAGCATCATGCCGTCCTGGTTGTGAACGCCCGCGTAGCTGTCGGGGTTCTCAGCCGACCACAGCTTGCCCTCGGCCGCCCAGTAACGTGTGCCTTTCTTCAGATCCCGCTCGACCAACTCGCGTAGCCACTGCGCCGGCACCAGCTTGGTTGCGCTGATCTCCCACCAGTGGTTGTTGATGACCATCGCCGACCACTTGGTCAACTCAGCCCATGTCACCGAGCGCAACTGGTTCTCCGAGTTCGCGCTGATGACAACGCTGCCCCCGATGCGGGTGGTCAGCATCCACAAGACGAGCCAAGATACCAAGGCCGACTTACCAATCCCCCGACCGCTGCTGACCGCCTCTCTTAGCGTGGACATGTCCACGCGGTTCTCTTTTATATGTTGCTTGATGTCGCGCAACACCTCGCGCTGCCATTTTCTCGGACCTTTGAAGTTTGCAAGCGGGGTGTTCTTCTGGCCCCAAGGAAAAGCCAGCAGCACAAACGCCTCCGGGTCGTCGCAGATCTGCGGCGACCACAACTCAACCATGAGCTTTTGTTCGTCCTCGGAGGTGTAGATGGGGAGTTGCATCAGTCTTTAGGCCGGTTGTAGTCGATCACATCCTGCTCCATGATCTTGTGTAGTCGCTCCTCAGCTTTTAGCGCCGCCTCTTCTGTCTTATATGTAGGGAAGTCAATACCCGACTTGATGGCCGAACGCATAGCGTCTGGTACCGAACGCACATCGTTACCCCAGTACAGCGGCAGTATCATGTGCCCCTTGTCCGTCCCAACTACCGAACCCATGAACGTCGTCAGCGACCCGTCGGGGTGCTTTAGCGCGTTGCCGGTCAGCAGGTTTGAGCGGTGGTAATCAATAGCCGCCTGCTCTTGAGGTGTTAGGTTAGCCATTGACAACGCGCTCCCGTGCCTGCTCGAGCGCGGCCAGCACACTGATCTTCTGGTAGACGTCCACGCTGATCTCCTGCTTGGCGGTCCAGCCGTGAACGTGTTGAAGTATCGCCAGACTCGCCTTGGCGTCGCCCTGCTCAGACGCCTCGTTTAACTTTCTAGCGGTGCGGATCTCATTATCCGACTTCCCCTTCTGCGCGGCCAGTTCCGCCAATGGGTCAAGTTGGCATAATTGTCGGTACTCATTGGGCAGCAGTCCTGCGGCCAACGCCAAACTATCACCCTTCAGTCCCATAGCAGCAGCACTATAGATCGCCTCCAAGCGCGACTCTGTAGCGTGTACCTGTCTAACTGTTAGCGGTAACGACTTGAACATGGTGCGGTTATAACACGAATGCCAATATGACAGTTATGACCAATTGGGCTGGGAAACATTTTTTAAAAAAAAATCGTTTACGAACGCTGCCCTGACCTGCACGGCGGGGCGCGGGCCCTCCCCCCCCGTCTAAAGTTAGCAGGCACTCACATACAGGTACAGGTTAGCAGGTGCTCACATACATCTGCAAGCTCGGAGCCGGTCAGCCGGTCAGCCGGTCAGCCGGTCAGCCGGTCAGCCGGTCAGCCGGTCAGCCGGTCAGCCGGTCAGCCGGACGAGCCTTGAGCCGGTCAGCCGGACGAGCCCAACACCATGCGCCCTTTGCCATGTGACAATTTGCACCCAGGTCAATAGGTGGCTAAATTGTCGTCTATTGACCTGGGTAGATTGTCAGCGTTGTCAATTGTCATTTGGTTTTCGGTCGCTGAAATTCGCGGCGCGCGCGGCGGGCGCCGTTGGCGGCCGCCCCTATCTGGGAGATTTATAAAACCATTATCTTTTGTGACAATCAGGACAATAAAAGCCCATTCGCCGTCCGCCTACTATGGGACGGCGTTAGAAACTATTTGACGGCCGCTGACAATACGCGACAATCGTTTGACAATTTACTTGACATGGCCAAAATTGTCAGATTATAATGAGCGCGCAGCATCCACAATAACCTAGGAGAATCTAAAATGCTGAAAGCCCGCTTCAAAATCGCAGAATCAACTATCGCCCGCGCAATTATCATTGTGACCGCTACATTGGACGACGCGCCCGCAATCGTGATCGAATCAGACGGCCGTTACACCACAATTGTGGCGAGCGCGCAGATTGTGATGTTCGTAATCGGCGAGGTTGCCAATCTGGGCGAGTCTGGTCTGCAATTCGTCGCCGAAGTCTAATAGCATCATCCGGGCGCCATTCGGCGCCCGCTCATAAAATAAACTGGAGTCTAATATGCAGGTACACCTAACACTCAAAAGCGCAAACAGCAAAACAGGCCCGATTCCCGTATCAACTACAGAACGCGCATCCTGCCCCCCCGACTGCGCGATGCGTGACGCTTGTTACGCCGCGAGCGGCCCGCTCGCCTTGCATTGGGCCGCCGTGTCCAATGGAACCCGTGGCACGGATTGGGCGGCGTTTACTGCCATGATCGCGCAATTGCCGGCCGGCCAAGTCTGGCGCCATAACCAAGCTGGCGATCTTCCCGTCACGCCGGCCGGCACGGTCGATGCCGTTAAACTTGGCCAACTGGTACACGCCAACACCGGCCGGCACGGATTTACCTACAGCCATCACCGCGATGCCGAATCGATCAATTGGATCCGTCACGCCAATAACTGGGGTTTCACGGTCAACCTATCGGCCAATGATCTAGCAGATGCCGACACGCTTGCAGATCATCATGCCGGCCCGGTCGTCGTCGTGCTGCCCAGCACCCAAACAACTAACACCAAAACACCGGCCGGCCGTGCGGTCGTAGTCTGTCCTGCTACCCAGAGGGACGATGTCACATGTGCCTCTTGCCAATTGTGCCAGCGCCAGCGGGACGTGATAGTGGGGTTCCCGGCGCATGGTACGCGCCGGCGCGTGATCGATATCAAGCTGGCAGCGTAGTGCTCAACTGGTAGCGGCCGCGCCGGCCGCTACCGGGCGCGCATTGCGCCGACAACCTAGGGAAATCATCATGATGGAAACTCTAGCCAATATCTGCGGCATTGGCGCAATAATCGTGTTCGTTTACTTGATGATAGGAGATTAAATTATGCCACTAGTCTACAGCGTTACCTATACACAATACAGCCCGCAGCATAGGGCGAACTTCCAGAACAGCGCCTGGGTGAGCGGCGCTCGCGGGCAATCGCTCACGCTCGCCGGTTGCCAGCGCATCCTGAGGAGGACGCATCCCGGCGCCGTGGTCGTGCGCCGTGACACTTGGACCGACGGGAGATAATCATGTTGACAATCGAAGAGCAGGAAAGGCAAGCGTACCAAGCGGGCGATACCGCCCTGGCGGCGGCGCTGGCAGCGCGAATTGACGCCGAGGACGCCCTCGCGGGCGAAGCGTACACGGCTAAAGAATTGCAGGATGAGATCGGGCATCTCAAGCGTATCCTGCGCGATGCGCTCGCGGATGACAGCTGGCGCGAGCGGGCGGCGGCGGCTATTGCGGGCTAGTACCCGGCCGGCAGCGCCCCTAGGGTGCTACCGGACGGGCACTTGCCCGTCATTAATAAACTGGAGTCAATTATGATAATGATCGACCGTAATAAATTGAAGGCGGCGGCGCGGTTCGCGGCCGATTCTAAGGACCTGCGCCCGTCCCTGCACGGCGTGCTGGTCGAAGCGTCCCCGGCGGGCGTGCGCCTGGTCGCCACTGACGGGCACGCTATGCTGGTCGTGCGGGCGGCGGCGGACAGCGACACCGAAACGTGGACGGGCATTGTGCCGGCGGACGTTATCAAGGCGGCGTTGGCTTGGAAGGGCAATAAAACGCTCCCGATCATCCTGATCCCGGGCGAGCCTGAGTGCCGGCTGACACGCGCCACGGGCGAGGCGCTGGTGTTCGTCCCCGTGGCCGGGCCGTTCCCGGACTATAGGAAAGTCATCCCCAAGGCGCCGGACGGCACTGCGTCGTTCTACGATCCTGACTTTTTGGTCCGGTTCAAGCGCGCCGCCGAGGATCTCGGGAGCGAGAAAGGGCTGTTCGGCCTGCGGCAGGGCGGCAACGGTTCCGGCTTGGTCTACCTGACCGCCGACGCAGTGGGCGTGGTCATGCCGATGCGGTCCGGCGGGTTGGACATGGCCGAGTGCCAGTGGGCGGCAGCATGAGCGACCTCGAAGCATTAACGCTGGCGCTGACGCTGGCCCTGACGGCGCCCACTGAGGCTAAGATGAACGCCTGCCTCGCCATCGCGGCGGGCATACCCTGCACGCCCGGAGAGGAGGCGCTGGCGAAAGCGGCGGCGCTGGCGGCGGCGCTAGAGTGATCGCGCTCGGGGCGGTCCTAATCCTAGCGTTACTTGCAATAGTGTTTGACATGTAAAAAAGGGGCCGAAAGGCCCCTTTTCTATTACTTGACCATCGTCAGGGCCGGCGGGCCACCTTCTACGGTCCGCCGTAGCTCTGATTTTGATAGCGTAGCCTGCTCGGGCGCGGCGAACACGTGCTTCTTGGACGGAAACTCCGCGCTGGCAACGCGCCCACAGTCAATCCAGCCCGCTTCCTTCAGGGCGTGAAGTAGCTGCGATTGGAACACCTTGAACCCGGCGGGGCCGGTCAGGCGGTCGCATAGCGCGTGAAACGGGCTGCCAATGATCCCACGGGCGAACTCGCCACGGCGCGCGCGCAATTCGTCGACAAGGAAGGATTCACCGGCGGACATGGACTGTTCGCACAGGTTGAGCTTGAAGTCAGTCACGAACGGGGCGGCGGCGGGGTTGAACTTCGACACGTCACGGCGGGCGAGAAAGCCGGCCACGGCGGCGAAACCGCCGGACTGATACCAGTCCCACATCTTACGGGCGGCGGTGGGGGCCATCTTAGGGGCGGAGGACCACACGCAGAACCACCGGCGGTCCTGTGAGGCCAGTGAGATGGGTACGGGATCGTTTGAAAACGCCAGAACGAACGCCCGGTTCAGCATGTCATACGGGGCGAGGCCCTTACGGTTCACGCTCAGCATCTCAGGCGGGGCTGCGATGATCGGCTTCAGATGATTCGCCAGCGCCCGACGCTCACGCACATCCGGCTCCTTCAGTTCGTTCAGGACGATGATCTCGGCTTCCAGTTGATAACCCCATTGCGACGCCACGCTGGAGGTGTCCATCATCCCACGGTTACGAAGGGACGGGCCACAGACGGCCCACAGGAACGGCGCCCACATCGTATCCTTACCGCAACCCTCATCCCCGGCGTGGAGGACGGCATGGTTGATCTTGACGTTGGCATGTTGCGTCTTGTAGGCCATGACGTCAAACAGATGCTCCCGCTCGGCGGCCACGGGGACCAGCGCGGCGCAGTGGTCGAGCCACGGGGTGATATCGCCCTCGCCCACGGGGGGCCGGGCGTCGCGCCAGCGGTTGCCGTACACATCACCGTCACGGTGACACAGGACCGTCTCGCCGGCGGCGTAGGTGATCCCCACCAGCGCACGGGCGCCCGACACCTGCCGAAGCTCATCAAAGGAGATGGACGCCTGCACCTGACGATTGCTGTGCGTTGAGAGGCAATTTATATGACGAAACAAGGCGTTGAACGTCCCACGGGTGATCTCACGGCGGGTTATCAGGTCAAAATACCCGTCGTCGGACTGCACGTAGGCGAAGCGGTTATACCAATCCGCCTTATCGACGCGCCCGATCTCCTTATATTCCACGGCGGCGATGGCGGCGGCGGCGTCTTCGGTAAACATGGTCGCGGGGGTCAGCTTGGCAAGGGTTGAATGCATGATGGTGGTCAGTAGCTCATCCCGTAAGCCAGTGGCATGGACGGGACCGCCTTGGTCAGCCACCCACTGCAAAAAGGTGGCGCTACCCCACTCGGCGCAATGCTCGTGCAGGCACTTGTAGGCGCGGTTGACGGGCATGTACCGGCCCTCAGTCTCGCCGGAGGTGTGCGCGTCGGCGTTCGGGCAGGTCACACCCCACCACCCGGCGGCGTTGCCTTGTGCGAGGAGGTGGCCGGACTCGGACAGCCACGCCAGCACGTCGTCGGTGCCGTCGTCATCCAGCGCGGCGCGCAGGGGCGCGGCGGTGTCGGTGGGGCCGGGGGTGACACCAAGGGCGGTGCAGATATCGGTCAGGGTGAACTCCCGTTCAGGGTGAAACTCCACGAGGACCGACGCGAAGTTGTCCCGGCCCTCCTTGAGGTTGATCGAGCCGGGGAGGCGGAAATTCCTCACGGGGTTGATCGCCCCGCCGTCAGTGTACCCCGCCACGGCAATGGCCTTGATGGCGGCGGCGAAGTCACCACAGGTGGGTTGCTCGGAGAACACGTACCCGTACTGGTAGTTGCCGGGGGATGTCTCAATGATCCATGTCGGGGCCAGTGGCGGGATCTTGGACTTGGTGCCCACGTCATCCAGCACCATTACGAGGACATACTCGCAGTTGCTGATGCTGGCGGCAAGCCCCGAGCGCATACGGTCCACGATGAAAGATCCGGTGTTGCCGTACCATGCACGGCCGGCGGCCATGCGGTGGGTGGGCAGATGCGGCACCCACGCCTTCTTTTTCTGCTCTACGACGAGAAATGTTTCACCCTCTGGGGCCAATCTTGTGATAAATTCCAAGAACTCCATGTACTTCTCCCTAGGTTGTTACTGCGAGTTAGCCCCCGCCAAAAGCGGGGGCTTTTTTATTTGCCGTACCTCGACATCCGTTTGACATCTACCGCCAGCGGTAGACCCGCCGCCCAATCAGGCGGTGTTGTCATCACCCGCCTTACTTCCTCCTCGTCGCCACCGTCCACCACCACTTCATCGTGGACATGCAGCACGACGCCATCCAGTTGCCGCAGCGTATGCCGCAGCAGATCGTTCGACACAGCTTGCGTGACATTTTCCACGGCCAAACCGCGCCAGAGTCGGGCGCGAGGCCACTCGGTCGCATCGGCTGCCGGTTTCCAAGCGGCCTTTGCGTAGGAGACACCATCGGATTCTAATCGGGCGAAGGGATAACATAATACACGCCCCGAGGGGAGCATGTACCACAGATGCCGCCCGTCAAACATATAGACTACCCGGCCGGCGTGGAACTCATGGCCCTTGTGGCGCAGGGCGCTGGTGTAGGCTTCCTCCAGATCCTGCCCGTGCTTAATTGCCCACGGGTTGGCACGGCGCCACAGGCGGATTGCGCGGTCCACGTTGTCCACCTTCACACCGTAGACCCGCCCAAAGGTGGCGAACGACCCCGCGCCACCCAAGAACCCTAGGGCCAACTCCTGCACCTTGCCGCACTGCCGCTGGTCGCCGGTAACCTCGTCATAGGCCACACCGAAGGTCGCCATCGCGTTGACCTTGTAAGGGTCCAACCCTGACCGGAACACCTCCAGCTTGGCCTCGCCTGGAGGGCAGTTGGACAACCACGGGTTGACCCGCCCCTCGATGGCGTTCCAATCTGCTACGATGAAGTGCTTTGCGGGCAACAGCGCAGGACGAAGCATTCCCCGCAGCACATCGGTAATGCGCTTGCCGTGTAGGGGGACGATCTCATGCCCGCGCACCATCGACTGCCTTACCGCTTCAGGGTCTTTGGCAGTCTTACGGGTAAAGTTGTGGACTTGGGCGCCGTAAGAACTGGCGCGCCCAGTCGCACTCCCTCCAGCGAATACAAAGGCACCTCGTACACGGCGGTCCTCGACATCAGCCAGACTCGCAAGGCGGCTGAACTTCGCAATCGAGGACGCCCATAGGTCATCCGCGCACTGTATGACTTCCTTAACATCCGGGTCTAGCCTTTCGTAGTTGAGTAGATTCGCACGGACTGCCTTGTCAATGGAGTAGCGTTCGCCATTCCACATTAGCTTCTTGGCCTCGTCATCCACCCGCGCCAGCACCCACTCGCGCATCTTGGGGGATCGAACGGAGGTGATCTCGCCCTTGGTGATCTCCGCGACGATTGCTTGAATCTCCTCCAGTTCGGCAGCGGCATACTTGACCGCCGCGTGGCATAGCTCTAGATCCACCAACACACCACGGTCGTTGATGCGCTCGTTGACATGGTAGTCGGCCAACTCGGTGTCAGACAGGGGCCGCAGGGACTTGGACAGGTCGCGCATGGCGCGCACATCCTGAAGGCAATACTCGTACAGTTCGGGTAGAAGTTTGGTGTCATACGGTGGGTGGCAGCACTTACGCACCAGCAACTTGCCACGGTGGTCTTTCTTCATGCTGGCACCCGCGAAGCGGCCGGCGTCCTCCAAGCTACCCGGCGCGCAGTTGGCGCGGGCTTGCGCGGCGGTGCAGTAGAACTGCTCTAAAGGGATGTTCTGCTGCAGCACGTACCAGAAGATCAGACGCTCAAATGCCGCATTGTGAGCGCGCACCTGATGGTCGCCAATGACGGGGAACGGCTGACCGGGCAGCCATAGCTGCACCGGCTCGTCATCATATGCGTAGGACATGCACAGCACATCGGTGCTGGCGTCTTGGGCGTAATTGTAAACGCCTGCGACGGTGAGGTCGCAGGCGCTACGGGTCTCAAAGTCAACCCAGATCATACTATCTACGCAGCGGCCCGACGACGACGAGTCGGTGCTGGTGTCTCAGGCTCAGGCGCAACCGCGTCCGGTGCCGCATCGTGGTCAGGCGAGAGCCAGTCCACAATGCCAAACACCGGCGTGAAGATACGCCCGTAGGACTTGTGCTGATAATGCTCCTTGCCCAGCTCGACAACGGGGATCGGACGCGACGGGTCTTTATCCACCGCTTCAGCAATCGCCACGGCCAACTCCTGCACCGCACGTTTGCCACCGACTGACGTTGTGGTGAACCGCGCTTCCATCCCGGCATCTTCACCGGACACGCACTTCAGCGCGCAACCCACCTGTGTCTCCCAACCCTTCTTCGCCTGCGGCGGGGCGGCTTCCAATTCAGGCAACGGTTCCTGAATCGTCACCATCTTCTCGCCCAACACCTCACCGTCACCCCACGCGATGTAGCCGTGGACGAACGAGAAAGGGTTGACGGCCCAACGACTGCCCTGCTCCACCTCGGTCTGATCTGCACCAAAGACCCAGTGGCCGGTCTTGTCCATCTTGATGATGACAACACCGGAGGGACCGACAACGGCTTCCATCTTGCGAAGGGCCGTGGTCAGCGCGGGGAGGTTTGCTTTGGAAAAGGCTACGATATTTGACATGACTTTACTCCTAGTTAAGTTTATTAAGAGCAGCAACCAATTGCTGCCCGATTTGCAAAACCGCTGGCCTCGGATCTGACTCCGGTGCCAACGTATCGCCCGAGGATAAAGTAACAACCTCCGGCAGATTCTTTGTCTTCTTCTCAGCCTGAGCAGGCGAGAGAAGTTCCTTCTTGTACGGGTCAATACCCTGCGCGGTCAGGGCGGCTGCGGCCTCCTGTTCATCCACCCACTGGCGCCGGCCTTTCTTTGCAACCAACTTCCAGCCAGGTATCTTATACCCCTTCTCCAACTTGGTCTGCACCAACTCGTTGACACTTTCAATCCAACCCTGCAACAGCACAGCGTTGGACGCATACGCGCCCAGCATGTCGTCGTCGATGGTGTCGAGCTTGACCTTCAGCGCACGTTCAACCGCGCCGGTCATCTGGGGGCAGGTTGGCCGTGCGGGGCAGAACTTGCAGTGGGTGCCGGCCTTCAAGGGCGCGTTGGGTTGCGCGCTGACCTTAACGGCTTGCTTGAGTTCTTTCTCAAATGCCTTGATGCGGGCGGGTGTGGTCGTCCATTGACGCAGCACCGGCGGCTGGATAATGACGCATTCAATGACATCCGCGCCGTCAAACACCCACGCCACTTCTTTGGTCCGCATGGCAGCAGCGGCGTAGTACATCAACTGTTCGTTTTGCTCGGCGTCCACCGCAATGCCATCACCGAACTTCCAATCGATGACGTAGGCGGTGTTGCCAATGCGGCCCAGCACATCGCAGCTACCAAAAGCACCGGGAAGGAACTTGCCAAAGTTGACGCGAGTTTCGGTGGCGAACTTCATCTCGTTGTCAGGGTCAATGGTGTCCAAGAGGTCAAGGGCCACTTGCACCTTGTCATCGAACATTGTTTGGTCGAGGGTCTGGCCCTCGTAGGTCATGCCGATCACTTCTTCACCGGCCAGATACTCGGTGATGGCGGTGTGCAGGAGCGTACCCTTATCAGCGTACACGCTGGAGGGCGACGGTGGGGCCAGTTGCACCAGTGCGACTGAGCCGGGGCAGTTCATTACGCGCTTGGCGGTCGAGCCGCCGACGACTGTGGAGTGGTTCATGCAAACTCCTCCTCTGCGTATTCAGCGGCGAGATCCGCAACCCAATGCGAATCACGCAGATGCTCGACGAGCATCGCCTCGACCGTCTTGCGCTCACGCGCAATCCGAGTCTCCAACGAAAAAGTGTCGTTGCTCATACTGGCAACCAGAAGCTCGTAAGCGTAGGAAGGATCGCGAGTATCAAGCAGATAGTCGTACAGGTCAAATTGGGCGCGTCCGTTCTTCGGGTACCGGCCGTACTCAAAGATGGTTTCGATTACCGATTCCAACGCCAGCTCGTAGTCACGCTCGGTCGGCTGGTGGCGTGAATAGCCTTGCAGGGGGCCGCATACGCGGCAGTCGGTGGCACCACACATACAGTTCATTTAGATTCCTTTATTGAAGTGGAGAAAAAATAATACCACACTTTTATTTTATGTGGTAAAGTTTTTTACATGATTCATTACCACGGACTACCAATCACACCGGCAACCGCCGCGTTGCCTGCCATAAACGCGGGACACGCGTTTGTCAGCTTTCGTCACCCAGACCAGTTGGGAGTCGCCGTGCAAGTATGCCAGTCCTTTGCGGTAGACAACGGGGCTTTTTCCGCGTGGAAAAGTGGCGCGCCTATTGTTGACTGGCGCCCGTACTATGTTTGGGCTGAACAATGCCGCCGCGTACCCCATTGCGACTTTGCCGTCATACCAGACGTAATTGATGGCGACGAAACCGCCAACGATTGTTTGCTGGATGAATGGCCGTTACCGTCGTGGTTTGGTGCGCCGGTATGGCACATGCACGAATCATTAGATAGGTTAGAACGCCTGGCGTTGGTCTATCCGCGTGTTTGCTTGGGCAGCAGCGGCGCGTATGCAATAGTGGGGGGGGGATTTATGGTGGCGGCGCATGAACGCGGCTATGCAAGTTGTTTGCACCGCTGACGGCGCACCGTTGGTGAAGTTGCATGGCTTGCGAATGCTTAACCCCAAAGTGTTTAGCCTGTTGCCTTTGGCTAGCGCGGATTCTACAAACATAGGCCGCAACATTGGCATTGATTCAAACTGGGCCAAAGGCCACTATTTACCTCCAACTAAAGAAGCAAGGGCGCAGGTAATGCGCTCACGCATTGAAGCGTACAACGCACCGGCTACCTATAAGTTTATGACATGAACACATACGAAACCAACTTTTTTTGCGTCTGTCCTATCAACAAAGTGCGGGTGTGTTACCAATTAAAGATTACCACTAAAGACATTATTGCCGTGGAAGACTTATTGGCGCACATTGCGCGTTGGTACGAGTCAGGTTTTCACGAATCCATAGCTGACCATTTGCATGAAACTTTTGGGGGCGACCAAACCTTAATCGCCGACCACCATTCAGTCACCATAACCACTAGGAGAATGTGAAATGACGTTTATTACCGTTGTTGCGTATGCCGTAGCCATGCTGGTTGCCAATCTTACCGTAGCCGCGTTTGGGCCTGCCGTGGCGCCGCTTAATGCGTTTTTTTTAATTGGTTTGGATTTAACTTTGCGGGATTGGTTGCACACTCGGTTGCGTGTGCGGCAGATGGCCGCGCTTATAGCTTTGACGGGGGTGTTGACCTACCTTTTAAACCCTGCTACGGGGTTGATCGCCATAGCAAGTATGTGTGCGTTTAGCGCCGCCGCGCTTGCGGATTGGGTAGCGTTTGCCAAACTGCGTGGCTCATGGATGTTCCGCGCTAATGGATCTAACGTAGTTGGCGCGGCAGTAGATTCAATACTATTTCCTACGATAGCTTTTGGTGTGCTTATGCCCGAGATTATCGCCGCGCAGTTTGCCGCAAAATTAATTGGTGGCGCCGTATGGGCATACGCAATAGGGCGATATGTTAGAACGTGACATCGAACGCTACCTTGTACGCCGCGTTGCAGAGCGTGGGGGTCGTGCATATAAATGGGTGTCACCGGGCCATGTCGGGGTGGCCGACCGCATTGTCATGCTGCCCGGTGGCCGCGTGTGGGTGGTGGAACTCAAGACTGTAAAGGGACGCTTGTCACCGCTACAGAAGGTGTTCGCCGCCGACATGGCGCGCATGGGGATAAATTACATCGTGATTAGATCAAAGGAGGAAGTAGATCAATGGTTCTTAGACCTTACCAAGAGTTAGCTGCGGATTTCCTGTACGAGTCAGACCGGGCGATGATACTTGCGCCTGTCGGTGCTGGCAAGACCGCCATCACCCTGACCGCCATACGCGACATCGTGCGTGATGGCCATGCCAAACGGTTCTTGGTCCTCGCCCCCAAGCGCGTCTGTCTGGAGGTCTGGCCGCAGGAGGCGAGGATCTGGGCGCCGGGGCTGACCATCGCCGTTGCTGTCGGCACCCCGCGCCAGCGAGAGGCCGCCTTTGTCATGGGCGCGCACATTACCGTCACCAACTACGACAACCTGCAATCGCTGCCCGAGTTGGACTTTGACGCTATCGTGTTCGACGAGCTAACCCGGCTAAAGAACGCCTCCGGCAAACGATTCAAAGCGTTGGCGAAAGTCATCGATTCCATCCGCATCCGCTGGGGGCTGACCGGCAGCTTCACCTCCAACGGACTGGAGGACACTTTCGGCCAGTGCAAGATCATCGACCAGACGTTGCTCGGGCGTAGCAAAGGCGCGTTCCTGCAACAGTACTTTCATTGCATCAACCGGGACTTCGGGGATTGGGAGCCGGCCAAGGGGTCACTGGAACAGGTGATGCAGCGCATTAAACCGGCCACCTTCGTCTTGGACGCGGGGGAGTACAAGGACAAGCTGCCGCAGCTACACACGGTGGAGGTGCCCTGCGACATGGACATGACCGAGTACAAGGCCATGAAGAAGGACTTTGTGGTGCAATTCCCCTCCGACCAGGCGGTTGCCACCAACGCATCGGTGGTCACGCAGAAGCTGCAACAGATGGCATCGGGGTTTGCCTACGCCGAGCGCGGCGCGGTGTGGTTCTCCGCGCACAAGTTTGACGCGCTGGATGACCTATTGACCGAGAACCAACACGCCAACACCATCATCGCCTACCAGTACAAGGAGGAGCTAGCCGAGTTGCGCCGCCGCTATCCCCACGCGTTGACGCTGGATGACGCGGGGGCCATTGAGCATTGGAACGCGGGGCGCGTCCCGTTGCTGCTGGTGCATCCCAAGTCTGCCGGGCATGGGCTGAACCTGCAATTCGGTGGCTGCCACATGGTGTTTTTGTCCCTGCCGTGGTCGTTGGAACTGTATGAACAGACAGTGGGGCGGCTGCACCGTAGCGGCCAGAAGCATGACGTGTGGTGCTACGCCATCCAGACGCGAGGCACCATCGACGAGAAGATCCTGCGGGCGCTGCGCGACAAGCGGTCGCTATCAGATGTTGCGATGGAGGAATTGAAATGAAGAAATGGCAAGAGCAGTTACGGGCCGCGAAAGCGGAGTTGGTCATCCGTCACCGCACGTTACGCGCTGCGGAACGGGCGTTTACGAGGTGCCTGGATGAAATATCAAAGTTGGAGAACAAAATTGAAAATTACGTGGCGCGAGTTAAATAACGTCCTATCAACCAAAACCGAGGGGGAAGTATGGAACATGTTGCAAGAGGAAAAGAAAGACCACAACCGAATAGCGGTGCTAATCAGGCTGCACCAGAGGTATTGCAGTTTGCGCGACTCACGGGAACGGCTGGAATTAATAAGGTCGCTGTAGCGCGTCAGCGCCACGGCAAGCCGTTTGCCTTTGAGTCAGGGGCAACGTGGAAGCCCCGGTCAGTTCCGTTGCTTACGGAGTGGCTCCAATCACGAGGGAGGGATGTGAAATGATCCCCACAAAGACCTACCCGCTCTACGCAATCATGGGAGGGGAAATAAGTGACAAGGAGCGCATCGCCGAACTAGCCGACGCCTTCAACCGAGTCTGCGCGGAGAACGCTGATTTCGTAGCGCAGTCGGTTACTGACGAGGAACGCATCGCGAAACTGGAAGCGCAAGTGAAGCATTGCGAGGGACACGCGGCTGAACTGGAGGCTGAGGTCAGGGCGGTGGCTACGATGGAGGCTTACGCGGTATGCGCGGAAATTTGCCAAGAAGAATCAACCGACAACGGGACCGCGCAAAAGATTGAAGCAAGAATCCGCGCCCTGCAACCAGAGCGCAGGAAGGGTGAGCGGAGAGACCCGCCGTATTATGGTGAGTCTGCAAGATGGCTTAACCCTCTTGCGTGGGAACGCACTGGCAAAGACAGGAGGCAAGCGAAATGAAACTGGAAGATTTTCAAACGCCGATTGCAGACGCGATCTGGGACCGCTACTCAGAAGATGGGGATGATTTCAGTTACGACATGTACCTATCCCATCAAGCTGTCGAAAAGAAACTCGCCCTCGCGGTTGCTGCGTTGAAGGAGTTTGATCCATACCGCGTTGGCTACGGGAATTCACTCAGCCACGATGCTCTTAATGCCTCGTGGAGGTCAGCCAAAGAAACACTCTCACAGATTGAGGAGGGGAACGAGCAGCCAGCGCAGGGGGTGGTTAGCGTGCCGGTGGAGCCAACTGTGGAAATGAAACGCGCAGGTACGCTTACTTTAAAAGGCGCGGCTGATTTCCCCGAATGGCAACAGGCGGAATGCGTCTACAAAGCCATGCTTGCAGCGAGGCCGAAATGACTAAATTTAAACGGAGCGAGTGATGGATGATGGAATAGTAGGTGATGGAATAGCAGGAGCTTTTTTTGCTGGTATAGCCATTGTTAGTTTGTTGGCATTGCTCTTTTGCTGGGGGTTAAGCGAAGGCGAGGCCAGCGTCCAAAAGAAGTGCGATGCCTACGGCAAGGCAAAGATCGGTGATGTGGTGTATGAGTGCAAGAAGGTGACGACATGAACGACGAAACAATTGAACTGGTAAAGAGACACCGTGAGGCAGCACATCAGCAGGGTGTGATCGTGGGAATTGGCTGCACTGCTGGGGCATTCTTGATTGTTGCTGTGCTTGTTAAACTAATGGGGGTGACCTGTGGATAAAGTGATGGTGGGCGTTAGAGAATACAACGAGGCAATGAATGTAAAGCTCACGTATGAAAAGGAAAGGCCGGTCATTCTTGCCTACAACGAGGCTGGCTACAACAACACGCAAGTGGATCTAATTGACTTGCTGGCATGGGTGCGGGACAACATGCCAGAACTGGAGAAGAACGGTGGGTAGACCAGCGCCAACTCAACCCGCTTGCAATACCTGTTGGCATAACCCAGCGGTCAAACTAGTGACCGTCCCCTCTGGCGTTAAGCGATGGAAATGCCAGCACTGCATTGACGCATCTAAAAGGAAACCGAAATGAACCAAGGCCAGACGTTTAATGATCCCTTTGGGATAGTAAAGCCCAACCGCAAACCGTGGTACTGGCAGCCCCGCGCCAAGGAACCGCAGACGCAGTATCCGGTCTACGTGCCAACACTCAACGAGCCGTGGATCACGGTGCGGTTCGTTGCGGCAAAGAACCGCCCCAGCGCGGCCATTGGGAACTTAGCCGAGATCCGCGAGAAGCTGATGTCAAAGCTGACCGACATTCCACGGCCGGCGTCCGAGGTATCGAAGGACGCCTGCGTCACCTTGGAGCAGTCCCTAAACGCCCTGCGCCGGATGGCCGCAGAGGGATCTATCGGCAGGACAAAGGCATATAAGAAATGGCGGTATTTCAGCCTATAGAGAACGTCTGGCGGCGAGGCGCCGCCGCCGGCGTATTCGGGATGCTGACATGGGTCCATCGGTCAAACTCTTTGATGCACTGGTCAAAGGGCAGATCCGAATCAACGATGGTCTGCACCACCTCTTTGGGTGTCATCCCCGGCACTCGGAGGTCAGCAGCGCAACCCAGTCTATGCTGGCTTGTGTCCTTGCTGCCCACCGCGTCATTGACCGCTTTGCTGCGGTAGGCCGAGTTAATCATAATCGGCTTGAACCGCAGCAGCTCCTTTACCTTTTCTAGAAACTCAGCCAGCCGTTGCAGGTTAGCCAACGCCGCGGCATCTGGCGTGTTGTCTAGCGTCCGGTGGTCGGTGTAGGTCAGCTCAGCCAGGGTGAAATGCGGGGTCATTTATCCGCTTTGACCGCGCCACCCAGACCGAGCGCAGCAGCAACGCCCTGCGCCAGCAATTGGTACTGTGGCGGGACCAGCGGGATGCCAACCGCAAACAGCACTCCCAGACCTGCCAGTGTTGATGGTTCTCCGAAACGCTTTTTAAGCCAGCCCATAGTCATTTTCCTTTTGTTGGAATATCACCGCCAACTGGGTTAACTGCTCCCACCGGCGCAGCGGTAAACGCGGTGGTTCCTAATGCTACACGACCATTATTCCAAGGTGATTCGTTGATTGGTCCGTAACAGTTGGCAAGCTGCACACCGTTGACTTTTTTGGCTTGCTTGTCGCACAAAAATGACCATTGGTTGGACATCCCCGCATCCGCGCTAGTCACGAACGATCTAGGGGTCATGGACACGGTGGCCCAACTCGGGGCTTGAGGATACTCGGTGACGGTCGAGAACAGGGACCAGACTTTCCCCGCCGGGGCTTTGCAAGAACCTTTCATCAGTTTGCCGTTGGCGATAGCTTTGCCGGTCAGCACAGGACAGACCGCCATGCCTTCTTGAAACTCCACACCATCCACGCGGATAGTCTTGCCGGTTGGTACGCTGGCAGAAGCAGCGCACAGGGCAAACTCGCCGTCGCAAAGCATCAGGTCAGCAGCGGAGGCATTTAAGGAAAGAAGCAGGAGCCAGAGCAGTTTCATAATCAGCCTTTTAAAATGATGTGAATAAGCAGAAGAATAATTGCACCAGTCGCTGCAATCCCAATCTCTTCAATCCTCTTCAGTCGAGCATTGCAAGCCCTCATCTCCACTTGAATTGCTTGATACCGCAACTCACACTTGTCGATGTGGCTTTCAATCTTCAGATCAACTTCATTGACTGTCGTCATGGCCCAGCATTCCTCCATGATCCACTACTATAAAAATAAAGACGGTTATTGGTAGTGTCAATTACCATTGGTGCCCAAGGCGTTAGCGTCGGAGAACTAGTCGGTGCGCCAGCGCAGGTGGTCACGCAAAGCATCCCGTTAGGCTCGGTGGTTCCAATGGCTCCAGCACCGCAAAATACTGTCCCATTAGACGTAACTGAAAACTGCTGTGCGCCTACAGCGTTGTCAGCGAGAATCAGGTTTCCAGTTTGCCCCGCCATGCCGCTGAACTGACCAGGGATGTTTGCCACAGCTTGAGAAATTGAACGAAACCCACCAAAGAATTTATTTGCTATTGGAAAACCAGAAGCGTCTGTGCAACCAACATACGTATCAGAATCATATCCGGCTCCACCATTGTTCACGATAGTCGTTAGATTTGTGCAACTTATAAATTGCCACGGGTACGAAGTGACATTTTTCTGCGTGTCTATCGTATTATTTTCAAACCGGCAACTTATGACCGCAAAATTATTTGCGCCAGTCAACGCCAAAAATCCGGTGCCGCAATTCTCAAGGTTGCCGCCCATCCAAATAGACCCATTACCTTGATACTGACCTACTGAAACGCCTATGGAAGTTGCGCCAACGGTGGTGCGGTCGCCAAACACAGAACAGTTAATAAAGGTGTTGTCTGTCCCGTTTGCTGATCCAGTTGTGACTATTTTGAACCCGTTTTGAATGTGATTGATGTCAATGTTTTTAAAGGTATTGAAAAAGGTAGACGCGTTCCCACTATCAATCACGACGCCGACATCCGTTCTGCCAGTTTCTATACTGCCCTCAATGTAAATGTTTTCAAACACACCACCAACTATGCCTTTAGTGCTTATAGCGGTTGCTGTTTTCTGAGACATCAAAATGCCCATGTCCCTGCATCCAAGGCCACGCTTTATAGAACTAGGGTTATTTCCAAACTGCAAACAGACACCCGCACCGCTATGCAATATTCTAGTGCCTTGGTTCCCGCAACCCTGCAAGATAATCTCATCGGGGATGGTAATTGTTGCGGTGCTTGCATAGTCTCCCAACGGGAAAAACACCGTCCCGCCAGTTGCAGCCAATGAAGTAATAGCGGCTTGAATCGCTGCTGTGTCTGATGTGCTTCCATCAGCAACAGCACCAAAATCTTTGACCGATACAAAATCGCGCAACTTGCTTTGTTCTGTCCTGGCAACCGCTCCGGTGCCTGCTTGTATAAAACCAATCATTGACGAGCCGCTTGATGCCGCCAGAGCTGGAACCGTTGCAACGCCGCCGATAGTATCAGCAGTCCATATCAGTACGTCAGTTGAGTCTTTTAGTGTGAATTTGTAAAGACTAGTTCCTAACCAGATACTTGCTTCGCCACGGCTATCGAGAATAACCGGGTTGGTGTTAGGTGTTGCGCCTCCTTGATCGGTGTAGGTCACAAGCGGTGTGGTGGTGCCAGCCGCGTAGGTGTAGACTTTGCCACCCGATAGAGGCACACCTCCTGCGGTCAAGAACTGCATAAAGGGTGACGGTGTGAGAGATGCGCTCATAGTTATGGCCTTTCAGGTGCAAGTTGGTTAATCATCAATGCGCCCGGTGCAACTGTACCTGAGAACCGAGATGGTTTTTTGACCCCCGCCGGTGCGGCAGAGGGTCTGGCGCGGGCTATCATTGCGGCAGCGGATGGCGAATTGGCAAGCTCCACACCGATCTGCGCGGCCAGTTTATCGTCCGTTAAACCTTTCATCCGGCGCATAACCGCGTTCGCCAGCGCAGCTTCGCGTGACAACGCCATCACGGGCGGGCCGGCGGCAGTAGTGGCTAACCCACCCGCGCCACCACCCGCAGCGTTGCCGGTAGTCGCCAACTTTTCAAATTCTGCGCCTTGTTCAATCTCGCGCTGTATCTTTTGAACTATAGCTCGGACTTCAGGCAGACCTTTAGTCAGGTCATCCATTCGTTTAGCGGAGTCCAGCATGTTTTTAGGAAACGCTTTTTGGGTGTCCTCAATCAAGGTCTTTACCCGTGCGCCTTCTTTTGCTTCCGCAAATATCTTCGCCGCCGTGGTGGGGTTGGCCGCCCGCAACGCGGTCATAATAGTGCGCTCGTTGTTCACCAGATGCTTGAGCGGATCTATAGTGTTTAGCGCGTCCTGCATAACCCCCCGCGCCAACGCCGCCTTGGCCGGCTGGTCCATCCGCCGCAAGGCTTGATTCATAACCGCATCCGACGCGATAACAGACTTACGCAATTCGCCGGTCGTACGGAACGACAATCCTTTAGTAGCTTCGTCTAATGCAATATTTTCCGCCGCAATTTTAACTGTTTCGGCGGCTTTTGCTTTTGCTACCGCCGCTGTTTCCGGCGCAAATGTTTCCGCCACTTTACTCGGCAACGCCGCAAGTTCGCCCGTTTTTGTTTTTGCTGCAGCGCCAAGGGCGTCTAATTTGTCACCAATGCCCATGCCGGCGTTGTCTAGAACGTCCAACACCTTGCGGTGGGCAAACATAAATGCATCGTGCGCGGCAACGTCCAGCACACCTTTGATGCCCACTTTGGAAAAGTACAATCCTTCGATACCGTCTTTAAGTGCTTGCACCGCCGCAGGGTTGTCACCGAGCATGTTTACAAATTGCTTGGCTTCGCTTTCGCCTTTAAAAAATGAACTGGTAACATCTTCTGGTTTGATGCGGTCTTCGTTAAGCCCCGTGCGGCGGAATAGATTTTCTTGTACACCTGTTTTAAATTTAGGCACGTAATTGGTTTTGTACTGATTCACCGCCGCTGCGTACGCGGTCTTTGCTTCCGGCGTAAGCGTGGCTGAGTCTTTCACCATCTTGGTGATTACATCTTGCAACTGAGCTAAATTACGCAGCTTCGGGTCTACGTTGGGGGATATTTTGGCGTCACGAACCGCTGCGTTTATAGCCGACCGAATAGCGTCTAAGTCTTCAAGCGTTGCCATTGCGGGCGGCGCGGCTTGCGGTGCCTTGGATACCAAAGGTGCAAGGAAACCACCACCACCAGTTTCCGGTGTCGCTGGTGCCTCATTCTTAAGTTTCAACAACCGGCTGATAATAGGATGCGCTGTTTTTGGGTCAAACTGGGATAGCGACTTTCCCAGTATTTCTTCTGCTTTAGCTACCAAAGGTTCGGCGCTGACCTCCGCGTTACCGGCCAATTTAAATGCGTCATCATACAACCGTTTGTTTTCAGCTTTGGCCGCTTTCCGTTCTGTTTTGGCTTCGCCCGATATGATGTCGCCGAGTGCCGGCTGATTAGGGTCCGCAACACCATGCGCTTGCTGCGCGGTGGTATTTTTGGTGATTAAGCCAGAAGTTGCTGCGGCTTCTTTTTCAGCTAACGTAGCTTCTGCTTTGGCTAACTCCTCAGCACGGGCGGTCTGCTGCGCCACTAAAGTATTCTGCTCCTGCGACATTGCGGTATTGACCGCACGGCGGGGCAGATTAGGTGAGCCAAGGTTAGGCGGCATATTGGACTGTTGCAGCGCGTTGACGCTTTCGGTAGCCCCTGCTAATTGATTGACTTGGCTTTCTTGCAACGCATTTGTTCTTGCCTTGTATATGTCCGCCACCGCTGTGTTGGCAAACTGTGATGACTTTGCAAGTGCCGCCAGACCGCTGCTTTTTAGCGCAACCGCAACCTGCTCAATGGGCATTCCTTGCTCTAGCATCGCTATCGCCTGATCCATCTTGGCAATATCCGGTGTGCCTTTGATCGGATCAGAAGAGAAGGCGGACATGACGGCGCGGTTCTTTATGGCCTCCGCACCGCCGGGTAGCACCGATTCAACAAGGTTCCGCCCAGCGGTGTAACCCGCTTTTGCGGTTGCTTTGGCTACGTCTACTGCCGGTTTTACATAAGGCACTTGCAACGCCATGTTGCCCGCCACCCGCGCCGTTGGCATAACAGCGTTTAACGGGTTGGTGTATTGCCCTGCGGTGCTTAGGACTTTCCCTGCGGTGGACAACGCGCCTGACGCGCTTGCAGCGGCCTCCATGCCCGGTACACCGGACATCGCGCCGGCCACAATGGGGCCACGCGAAGCCGTTGCCAGCTTAGTGGCAGCCGCGCCGCCGCCGGTGAATAGGGTCGAGAGATCCGCCGCCGCGCCTACAGGATCGTTGTACAGCGTGTCTTTTATCCGGTCCAGCGAACCGTACTTTGCTTTGTACACGCCGCCCACCGCATTGGCAGCGGCAACAGCTCGTTGCCCCGCTGCAAGGGCTTCCGGTGATTCGCTCTTGTTGACAAAATCCACCAACGCTTGTGGCAACACATTCTGCAACGCGCCGGCGCCGATATCCATAATATTACCTATGGTGTTGTTGCCTTTTGTGTCAACAACATTAACGACGGCGTTTAATATTCCTTTACCCAAACGAACCGCAGAGGAAGGTATGTTGGACAGAAAGCCACCCACGCTGCGACCAGTGGGTATCCCCGACGGGGCGGCGGATAAATGTGGGTTTTGCCGTATGACTTCATTTTGCACTTGTTCTTGCGATGCCCCTGCCGGCCCGTCAATTTCGTAAGTTTTACCATCCGGCGCCGAAATGCTGTAGGTGGTCATTTGGTGGTCGCCTTGCCCCAACCAGATGACGGTGTGGCTGCGCTGGGGACATTTGTCGCCGATGCAGCGGCAGCGCGGGTGAATAAACTACTAACAGCTTTATTCGACCCACCACCGGATTCATATTGGTCTTGCAAACCCTTAACTTGCCCCGCAATCAGTTTTTGCCATTTATTGACTACACCTGCAAGTTGTTCAGGCGAGTTGGCTTCGCCGACTTCTTTTCGCATTTCTGTGCGGTCGCCCAATGCCCCAGCGGTTCCCAAAATTGCTTTAGTTAATTCATCCGCTACCACGTTTCTAACCGCCCCAAAATCAGTTGGTGCGGGTTTGCCCGTCCACCTTGCAATTTGGTTGCCCATTGCGTTGGTAAATTGAAGACTATCATTACCCAAATCTTTAGCGGTGTCTTTAAATACATCCAGATGGTCTTGCACAACGTTAAGGGACCGTAGAGTATTGCCTAAACGCCCCGAAGTAAACGCAGTCTCAATCCCTTGCTTAGTTTTGAATTGCGTTGCGTCATAGGTAGGATCTACCATATTGACCAATTGCATAAGACTGTCCCCACGCGTCGTACTACGTCCGGGTGGGGCAGCGCGGTGGTCTGTGATGGCCGCTACTTGTGAAGCTACGTTGTACGGTAGCGCAGCCAACATGGCATCGCCGGTTAACCTTTGCGCAATCGCGTCTTTTATTGACAACTTAGCGCCGCCAAGGGTTGGTTCCGTAGCCGCCGCTGGGGCGGGTGCGGCCGGAACAACACCTAAATTGTGTTGCCTTGACGCGGCCCCACTACTGCCCATGCCTACTGGAAAATGATCTTGTATCCCAGTTAAATTAAACGGGTCCGCACCAACGGCGCGAATGCCTAACCCAGCTTGGCTTATGTCTGCGTTACGGTCGGCTACATTTGCGGTGCGCGTTTGGGCCATAGTCATGCCGGGGGCCAAATTATTAAACCCAGTGGGTGTTTGCCCAAACCCTTGCGAGAATGGTGCGAAGTTTATAAAATCTACGCCGCCGGTGGGTGTGTTCACTTGACGTATGTCCGGTGTCAACGCCTTAAGCCTATCCGCCGCAGTGCCTGCCATTAAGGCCAATATTGGCGCCCGTTGTTCCATAGGTACGGCTAAAAGCGCGGTTTGTGTGCGGGTGGCCTCGGCCATACTCAAACCTTGGTTTTGCACCGCGTCGCTTATGGCCGCACGAATATCCTCGTCAGACGCCCCGTTGGGATTAGTAGACAGCCGGGACAAATTTTCAAACGCATGTTGCGCTCGACTCACCGCCATTTTATCGGTAAGGTTTTGTGTTTGCGCGGTCCTATATGCCCTGTCACCGGGTTGTGCAAGTATGTCTCCGCGCAGTTTATCTTGTGTTAATCGTTCGCTTTGCATTTTTGACGCTACATCTGGCTTACCAGCCCGCTGGTAAGCGCGATATATCTCTTCGGGTGTAGTTGCAACCCGTAGATCGCCGAGCAACTGATTCGTCAGTTCGTCCTCGCGTTTGGCTTTCGCCAACGTGTACTGAGAGAGAGCGTTCTGGTTCTCTTGCGCCCTAGCCGCCGCCGCCTGATCCTGCCCACGCACAAAGGCGTTGCCGATGCTCTCCGACCCCGGTGGGGTCAGCAATCCGAAGTTGAGTTCAGCCATGATTAATAATCTCCCCGCGCTACTGCGGCGCTTAACTCCGCCCCCGTAGGACTATAAGTGTATCCGCCACCATCTGGGGACGCCCCGCGCCCATACCCGCCATAGTACCGCCCCAGCATGTTGGCCGCACCGCCGTAGGCTGAGTTACGCAGCCCCGCTCCGGCCATCGCCGCGTTGCCTGTGTTGGCCGCGCTGCCCATCAAAACGTTGCCAATATTACCCGCTGTGTTTGACCCCAGCGTGGCAAGATTACCCGCCGCAGTCTGGCCGGTTCCGGCAACTCCTGACAGGCGGTTAAAATCGGTGTTCTGCGCGTTGGTGTTGGCGTTAAAGCCGGTCACATAGCGATTGAAAGCATTCTGGTATTCCTGCGAACCCATGCCTTGCCCAAACTCAGTTGCAGCTTTGATATTCGCCCCCGACAGCCCCCGACCTCTGGCGGCCATTGAAGCGTTCACCCCTCGCATTCCTTGGTCAAACCGAAATCCGTAGCCGGGGTCTGTGTTCTGGTTGTAGTCAAAGTTAAACTGAGGCGCGGCGCTAAACCGACCCCCAGGTTGCAATCCGGCGCCCAGTTGGTTGACCGCACCCGTGCCGGCCGCAAGAAACGGTTGTTGGTTGGCTTGCGCGATGTCGAACTGACGGCGCTGCTCGGCGATAGACGCATCCGAGGCTTGCCCCGACGCTCGGGCGGCGGTGTCAGCGGCGTTAGAAGCAGAGTCCGCGCTAAACAACGAACTTCCTATGATTGCAGCGGGTAGCATCCATGCGGACATATTAATGTTCCTTAGTTAGATTTTGCGCGATTAACCTAGCCTGCGCCATATCGTCGGGTAAAGTTACTTCCGCATCCACTTCATCCGCATCCGTGCAATCCGTAGCATGAATGCAATACCATACCACTTCCGTAAGTGTCTTTACGCCGTGGTGCGCGTTTGCGTTAATAGTCAAGCAAGCTGGCGCGTGGACAACTTTGCGCGTTCCATCAACGATAAGTTCAATAGATCCACTAGCCAGTACGGACAAATGGTCAAACTTATGCCTGTGGTGCAATAGCACATAATCAGCAGGCATCCGCAATTCCTTGGCATATACACCCCCGCCAAAATGATGCAGAATCACGTTACCTCCCGCCCAGAAGCGCGGATAGTGATGGCCGACGCAGTTCCGGCTATCGTTGAGATAAATCCCCCATTATCAAGCACTTGGCCTACTATTTCGGGGAAAGTATACACTTCGGAGGCGGCCAACGAGCGGGCCTTGGTAATCAGGTTGCTGTTGCCCGGTGTGTCACCCAAGGTGACCAAATTGATGCTTAAAGTTGCCGCGCCGCCGCTGTAGTTGGTGGCCGTGAACTTGTCAATAATTGTGGTCACATTGGATGCGGCGTACTGCTGAGTTTGACTCGACTCGGCAATCTTGGCGGGGATCAAAACTTTAACGGTAACGGTCATGTTTTTTTCTCGTTTTTTAATGCTAACGTCAATTCATCCTGATAAACGCTTTCCTCAATGAATTCAGGGGCAAGATTTTGTTCGGCAAGCATTGAAATAATTGTTTCTTGGCTCATGCCTTCGTAACCAATCAAAGCACCGTTGACCCTAGCAAATAATTTCATCGCACTCTCCTTGCGCTGATCCGACACTTATAAACAGGTGCGGCCCCTAAATTGTAGTCAGCATAAACTTTAAGATAATAAGTTGTGGTTGAAGCTATGCTTGCTCTCCACGCTGGGATGGATTGATTAAACCCCGGCATACTTAAAATTGACCGCGCAAACGCGGTATCACAAGTGTTGTCTCCTCCTAATAAATTGGTTGTATTGTTGCCCGATGCGGTGCCAATCCAAGATATTGCTTCAGACCAGTTTGCGGTTCCTCCGTTGGTGCAAAAAATTGTGTACGAAATGTCCCAATCTCCAGCAGTCAACGATATGGATGTTGCGTCACCAAAAACCCCTGTTGCGGGGTAGTTTGCGTAAGTTGAAATATAGGATGAAACATACTCACCAACGCTTCCAGCATTTGCATTGTTGTTTGTAGTTGTGCCGACAATTCCCGCTGTGGAAGAAGGCGTAATTGTTGACGAAGCGGTAATGGTAGTGAATGCGCCTGTTGTCGCTGTTGTTGCTCCTACTGTGCCGTTGATGTTTAACGAAGCTGTCCCGCTTAACGTCCCGCCTAGCGTCAAACTGCCAGAAGTCGTAACCGTCCCTGTAAGCGTCAATCCGTTGACCGTTCCTGCGCCGCTAACGCTTGTGACCGTTCCGCCCCCAGCAGGGGTTGACCATGTACCATCCCCACGCCAGAAGGTTGAGGAACTAGCGGAAGTGCCGGAATTCAGATTCGTGACTGGCAGGTTGCCGGTGACCTGCGTCACTAGACTGACCCCGCTCAAGGTGCCGCCCAGCGTCAAACTCCCCGAGCTTGTGACCGTGCCGGTCAGGGTAATGCCGTTCACAGACCCGGTGCTGCCCACACTGGTGACCGTGCCGCTGCCTTTGCCGTTAAAGGTCGTCCAGTCCGTTGATGTCAGATAACCGCTTACAGACGTTGTGGCAGCAGGCATTGAGATTGCTGGCGTTGCGCCGCCAGAGGACACCACTGGCGAGGTTCCCGTTACGCTGGTGACAGTCCCCTGGGGGTTGGCAGCCGTTGTGATGCCGGTCACCCGCCCGTAGGTGTCAATGGTGACGACGGGGATAAGCGACACAGATCCGGTCGTCCCCGGTGTTGCAACCCCCGAGGCCAGGTCAATGACCGGCGTTGCGCCGCCGGTGCTGGTAATCCGGCCTGCGGTGCCGGAAACACTGGTCACCGTGCCGCCCGAGCCAGTTGCGGACAGAGTGCCGGTAGCAAAGGACACGCCGGTGCCGATGGTGACATTGGAGAACCCACCTGCACCGTTGCCGTACAGGATTGAGGTGCCGCTGGTCGCCGGCGCGTAATCGGTGCCGGAGGCAGCCGCGCTGATTGCGGTGCCGTTGCCCTTTAGCACCCCGGTGATGGTCGTGGAAAGCGTCAAAGCAGGAGTTGCCCCACCTGAACTGGTGCCTGCTAAACCATTGGCGCTTGCAACCGAAACAGCGGTGACGGTTCCTGTCGTTGGAGTTGACCAAGTTGGCGTTCCAGCCGTTGCGCTGGTTAAAACTTGTCCGGTTGTACCCGCAGCCGTGTACGCAAGCGCGGTTCCTGTTCCATACACCACCGCCCCCGCTGTCGGCGTTGCGGTGCTATTTGTGCCGCCGTTGGCAATCGGCAAGGTGCCAGAAACGTGCGTTGTAAGGCCGATCTTTCCCCAGCTTGGAGCAGTCGTAACGCCGCCAGAAATAAGCGCGTTGCCTGTTGCGATATCTGACAGCTTTGCAAATGTCGTTGCGCCACTTGCATAGATAATGTCACCAACGGCGTATGCAGTTAAACCAGTGCCGCCGTAACTTGCCCCAAGCGTTCCTGTCACATCGTTGACCAGACTCACCGCGCTAAAGGTTGGGTTACCCGCCGCGTTGCCGTGCAGCACCGTGGTCGTGGTGCCTTGGTTGGTCATGCTGATATTAGGCGCAGTGCCGCCGCTGGATACTATTGGCGCGGTGGCCGTTACCGTGGTAATAGCGTTGCTCAACGCGCTTATGTCTGCGGGTGGTGGCCCCAGTTGCAATTCATCCAACGTAGTAGCGTTGGACCCGCTGCCCGTCAAAACAAACAGATTCTGAAAAAACCGATACCATTCCCGCGACATGAGGCCGGTACGTTCGTCAATGAATGACACCCTTGGCGCGGGAATCTTGGTAATGTTAGCCATTTGTTGGAGTCACAAACAGTTCAGCGCCCGTGATGGCAATCTTGACTGGATCAGTCCCCGACACCTCATACACTCGGTCACGGATCTTCTCGGTCATCCCCAGTCGCCGCCAGATGGTGCGAAAGCCATACTGGCCTATGGCGCCCATCGACTTCCAATGCTCGTTCGACCAAGTATGCCCTGCGTCATCCGACCAACGCAGCATGACCTGAGGGTCACTACCTTGCCCCGAATTCAAACCTACGCCTGTTTCGCAATCTAATTGCAGGCTATGCTGGGCGGTGCGTTTCAAGTTGTTCTGCCCTGTGGGCAACGCCCGCCATGAACGCAACCAGCGTTGTATTTGACCGTCATCCGCAAACACGTTCAGATCAAAAGCGTACACCCTGCCGTCTTGATAATCACCAACTACAATCTGGTCGTTGAACGACATCTGGCAGTTGCTGCGGTGGCGGGTGAACTGCCCATTTGCAAAACCCGCACGTTCGTGCCAGATCTGCGTCGATACGTCGTACACCCAAGTAGCACCTGCGGAAGGAAAAATCAGCACATAGAACGGATGCCCGCCTTGCTGGTAGGTGTACCCAATTGCGTCTGTGATGTCGCCATAATTCTGGATGGCGAATTCAAGGGCGTTATTTGAAATCCGCGCCGGAGTGTATCCATTTATGCGGTATATAATTCCCCGCCCCCGAGCGTCCGAGCCAAGAAAAAATACGCTGTTGTCCAGCTTGGCAACCGAGTACGCGGCCTCGCAGCCCACCTCCATAAACGCGCCTTGAATCCGCGCCATCGGAAAGTCAGGCGTCCCCGCGTCGTACCAGACCTCGACACTGGTCGTGCCAAACAAAAATATCTCAAGGTGGTCTACGATTAGGGCTATTACATTGTCTGGATAACCTTCCGCGCTGGCAAAATCCAGCGGATTTATCGCGGTGCCGTCCAGTATGGAGGTAACCCAAAATTTTTGCGTGTTTGGTTCGGTAAATACAAAATAACCATCTATGTACCCAACCGACCCTGCGCCGGGAAAATCAGAATCTGTAATTGGGCCAAGCACATTGGTCGAGGTGTTGTAGATGTACCCATCTGGGTTACACGCGATGAATATCTGAGTCCCATTGTCTGCCATGCTGACAGGCCCGCTTCCCGATACCGGCCCTATTAAAGTTGCAACCCAAGCGGTGTTTAAACTGTAAAATTGGCTGCCAGATACCACATAAGCCACACCATTGGTAACCCACATTCCGCGAATAGGGCCGCTGCCAACCGTTGCCAACACCCGAAGACCGGGGCAACGCTGGAGGAATCCCGCTTCTTTGCCCCCGCTGCCCTCCGGCACAACTTCTGGAAACAAGTTGACCATGCGGTTATCCGCCGCATTGACCGACCGGGCGACATAACTGCCGCCTAGAATCGGGGTCTTCACTTAGTAATTACCTGCGTAGATGTTAAACCGCTGGCGGGTTGCCACGATGCTGTAGGGCAGGCTCATCACATCATCGGGGTTGTTGATTCGCTTGATGTTGCGCTTGGAGGACATGGCGATCCGCTGCACTTGGGGCGGCGGTTCAATGCCAAATTCAGCCGCAATCTCAGCCGCCAGGTTAAATCGAAACGCCCGCAGGTAGCCCGGTGGCACCACCAGCACCGTAGCCAAGGTGGCGGGTTCCACCAATTCGGTAACGCTGATGAAGTGCCATTCCAACGCCTTAGTCGGCACCGGATAGATGTACATGCTGATGTTTGGCATGTCCATGTTGATCCAGATGATCTGCGGGTAGGTCGAGGTAACGGTCTTCACCGCAATACCATCGTACTGCTGTTGGTTGATAATTTTGATGCCAAAACTAATGTTGTTGCTTGGGTCTCGGAAATACGTCGAGTCATCCAGCAACACCGGACGGTTGCCCACAAAATCGCCAGTGGGGCCAAGGGTTCGCGTTTTTTGACCCGCAGGCCAAGTGAACTGCTGGTCTTGCGTGGAAAATACCGACAACCGTTCTGCCGACCAACTATCCAGCATCTGGTTCATCGCGGTCAACGCATCGGCAGAAGTCTCAGCCGAAGGCACTTCGCCTTCTGCTAACTGGCCGATAAGCCGCAAGGCCCCGTTGATCTGGTCGCCGGCAGTTGTGCTCACGCTGCAATCTCCTTACGAGGACGCCCTCGCGGTTTCGCCAATTCGTTGACCTCGTACTCTGGGTCGCCCAATTCGTAGCGTTCCCAACCGTTCTTTTCGTCGGAAACAGCTTCGGCTTCTGCAATAGCAACCTTAGTGCCGTGGACCGGATGACGCATGTAGATGACCATTCTATGTCCTTAAAGACCGCCCCATATCGCTATGGGGCGGATGTTGCTTAAGCTACCCGATAAACCGAGTATGCCGCCGTGCCGGTTTTGCGGAACAGGAACTGCGCCGCGCCACCAACACCAGCCGCACTGCCGGTAATAGCAACCAAAAGGTTACCAACCGAAGTAATACCAGTGCCAACAACGAACGTCAAAATTCCAGAACTAGTACCCAGGTTAACGACGTTCAACAGAAAACAACTGTTAGTTTTCATGTTGGTCATAACAGCGTCAATCGCTGCCGCGGTAGGCATCGTGTAGGATGCTGCC